AACAACCACCCGTACCGGACCCATCGCACAAGACTGAAAGCAAGGGTACCGTCACCCTGAAATGGTGGCAGCTTCTGGTTGCGGCGATTGTCGTGGTGGCGCTGTCGGTAGGAGTTGCCGTTGCCGTGAACACAGCAATCCGCAATAATACTGATGAAGCCGCCTCGTCCAAGGACTACAAGAAACCGGAAAAGGCAAAACCTCAGCAAACGGAGAAGCCCAAGACAAGCAGCCGAGGCAACCTCATCAAACGAATAGGCGACACTGCCAGCATCTATAAGAGTCAGGCAGACAAAACCCTACTCGCTTCATGGACCGTAACCAACATAACCCTTGACGCACCATGCGTCCCGGCTTACGAAGGAGCTGAAACAAGCCCTGCAAACGGTCATTTCGTCGTTCTGGACATCACCGTTGAAACAACTTCCGATTTTGATTCGGATTCCTATGGGCCTTTGGGACTGGGCGCTCCCGGCTATTGGACGTATATTCAAAATGATGGCACCCAGTGGAACGGCAATCTCGATGGAACCAGTTCAAAGATAACAACCTACACATGCCTACCCGAAAATCAGCGGCTTCCCCAGATAATAGGCCAAGGGGTGAAGGCTCAAGGCAAGGTGCTGTTTGATCTTCCGTCAACGGATGGATACTTGGTCTATGGCAATGAGAGCGGACATGGCTGGGAATATTCTTTAGCTGGACATGCCAGTGCCTGATTCCACAGCATAATGGCATTAATGGTCCCGTTCTCCTGTATCGGAGGACGGGACCATTTTGTATACCACTACAATATGATGGTCAGGTGTGTTTCCTAGTGGAGGGCCATACCTCATGGTTCGGGTCCCACCAGAGTATATGGAACTCATTGCCTACAAGGAAACCGTACAGGCGTTCGGTTCCGCCCAAGCGGAACCGGGCCAACGCATCGCCTTCGCGTTCATAGTATTTCGCCAGCCGGTCCTGTGGCGTCTGGTTGGGGCATTGGGTGAAATCAGGGTAGCAGGTGAACGCCTGATATGAGGGGCTAATGATCTCGCCCACCGTCGCCTTTTCGAAGTCACGCATCTTCAACAGCAGCAGCCGATGCTCCTCGTCGCTCATGTGCGCGAGCGACCATGGACAGTCGGCCTCAAGGTCAACGCAGTCGAAACGGAATACGATGCGACGGTTCACGGAATCCTTGGGAATCTCCGTGGCGGATTCGGGGACATGATAGCTTTTCGCCACGCGATGCGCGGGCACACGTTTTGAAGAGCTCGGGGCTTTGGCCTTGATGCTCTTGGTTTTGCTGCGGTGGCCCACTAGTCGGTAAGGCTCCCATAGTATTCGGCCATGGCCGCTTCAGTTATCTCGGTGTTGCAGATGGCTCCCTGCGGGAGATCGCCTCGCGCATCCCTCCACGGGCGTTCGCTGTGGGTAAGCTCGCTGAGCTGGTAGGCTCCCATTTTCCCGTAGGCATTCAACACCGCGTCTATGGTGCTGGTGCCGTCTTCGTCTATGTTCGACGGGTCGCCGTGAATATCGCCGCGCGTGATCTTGAACATGCCCTTGTGCGCATGGTATAGGTCGGGGCACACCGGGCCGTTGGCCCATGCCTCGAATCGCTCGGGGAACAGACGCCGTTCATCCCATACGAGGGACCATGCCTGTGAATAGTAGCAGAGCTTTTCCAGCTTCATGGTGGTCATGACGCCGAGCTTGTCCAGCACGTAAGCGGCCACGTCGAATATGCTTGTCATGGTGCGCCTCCGTAACGTTCCTTCCGCTGGACATTCAAGGTGATTAACTTACTCTTCCATTGTATGGCCGGCAAGTTTCGGCGCGCCAGTTCACGCCTTCCATTCGATCTGCTTCAGGCCGAGCCCGTCGCTTATCGTCTCCATGCCTCGCATCAAATCCTCCACGGGCACAGTGCGGTAATGCTCGCTCATGGCTATGCTCGAATGGCCGACGATGCGTTGGATGATGCCGGGGTCAACCTTCATGTGGAACAGGAGCGATACGACGGAGTTGCGGCATTCATGCCCGTACCGGTTCTCGTAGTCGGGTATACCCGCCCTGCGCATGAGGTCGCGGAAACCGGCCCTGTCATCCAACGCGGCCAACGGCATACCCTCGCGCGTCCTGAATATCAGGTTGTACGGGTTCGGGATGATATTCTCCGTGGCCTCCAGATACCGGTGCACGACGGTGCCCAACTGGGGGATTATCGGCACGACCTTGCCTCTCGCGGACTTCGGCGGCGTCAAAGCGTACCCCTTGCACAGGTGTATCATGTCGTATCCGTCCGGCACCCTCCACCGGTATCGGGGGCAGCTCGAAGGCCGTTTGAAACCGCACGGGTATCTTCCGTCCCTGCCGGGCTCCCCACACCCATGCTCCTTGTCGAGGCTTTCCAGTTTCCAGTTCACCGTGTAGGTGCCTATCCATATCTCGCCGCTGTCCGGGGTTTCCAACGTCTTGTCCCGCCACAGGTCGAGATCGTCCAACGTGGCTCCCAGTATCTCCCCCTGCCTCATGCCGGTGAGCAGACGCCACCATTGGCGTGCCCCCAGAAACAGGTCGTCGGAGGACGCTTCGAGCATGTCCTGCATCTGCTCCACGGTGAACGCCTTGCGGTCCTGCGTGCCGCTGCGCCTGTCCGCCGACACGGCCACGGGCCCGTTGATGGTGCGCCGGTCCCCGGCCAATCCCGTGTCCCTGCGTTTCGGCCTTGCCGCGCTGGTGACCGGACTGGTGGGTATCAGCCGGTCGGCCACCGCCGCCTTGAATATCTGGTTAAGGATGTTGTAGAAGCCAAGCTGCCGGTTGTACGAGCATGGGGTGCCGTCGAGGTTGCGCATGTTGGCTATCATGCGCTGCACCGCCGAGGCGGTCACTTCGCCCAGCTTCTCGTTCGCGTACTTGCACAGGTGCACGCTTATGAGGCTCGCGTAGTTGTTGATGGACTTGGGTTTCAGGTCGCGTCGTTTCAGCTCGAACCATCGTTCCGCGTACTCGCCGAGCCGGGTGGCGCGGTCTACGCCCATGCCCCATTCGGTTTTCTCCTTGAGGGCTTCGGCTATTTTCCTGTCGCATTCCTTGTAGGTCTTGGCGGACACCCATCGGCCGTCCACCTTGGCCTGCCAGTTCACGTAGGTTTTCACCGTGCCGTCCTTGAGTGTTTTCCGCTGCTCGTGGCGGATGGGGTAGACCGCTCCGGTTTTCCTTATCCTAGGCATTCAGCATCCTCCATTCTCCAACATTCTCCAACAAACAATCCGTGGCGAATGGTATTCCAATGGTATACTAATCGTATCAAATCGTTGGAATTCCGCCGTTCTTTCCGTGGGAGCCGTTGATTTCATTATACGTTACTGGATGTGGAAAGTGTGCTGAATCACTCGCTGATTAGACATTGAGACCCCTTGCGAACGCCAATGTTTGCAAGGGGTCTCGTCGTATCTCGGGGTAAGATTTCCGGCGTCTAGGAATGTCGTTCTCCAACATTCTCCAACAAATCTTCGGATTGGGCTGCGGGACGGTTTCGGCGTGGCGGAATCGACGGTGATTCGCTCGAAAAATCAAAATCGGTTTTTGTATAAATATTCATGTAAGCCTTTTAGTATCTATTTATGTATGTTCACATGTCGGTGTGAGCAATAATCAGCGTTGACTATGACTCACTATTCCCATTATGGTGTGACTATCTGTTATCATGTGAGTGTGAATAAAAAACCCTATGGAGGTGAAGACTCCACAGGGTTGAAAAACGAAACCCTAGCAAGAGTTCCACTCCCAAGTTTAGTCGAGGGCGTGGAGGAAAGATGACGGAACAGATGGGCTACCGCAATGTAGATCGCGTATATGCTCTTGCAAGCCAAGGCAAATTCTCCAAGACTGATGAAAACGGCAAGCAGACGCTAGACCTACTGGCTTTGTCGATGATGACCTACATGGCCTCGAAGGTAATCGACAAAGAGGATGTGAACGCCGTCGTATATCAAGACCGTGCCTACTGGTGTTATTGGGAGGGTTGGGACAAGATGATAGAGGGTATGGGCATGGTCATCGACTCCAAGGAACATGATTTAGACACTGCCGCAGAAACAACAATGGCCCGCACACGGACAGCGCGAAACCGACTGAGCCGTGGTGCAAAGTTTTTACAAGAGCAGGGCTGTATAAAGCAGCTAAAGGCTCCGATTCCTCTAGCGGGGAAGAATGCCATCTGGCTTCTGTTGCTTGGTAATGAGAGGGAGAACCGCGAAGCTGAGCGAATCGCCCGATTGTATTTCAATCTTCCGCCCATGAAAGCGTAAATACGCGAAAACCGCCCCTCCGTCCAGCGTTACTGCTGGGGGAGGGGCGGTGGTATTTATTCGCTGCGACTACTTGCCGGCCATGCGTACCGGGTTGTATGCGACTCCGAATCCTGCGGCGATCAAACGCTCGATATTGACCTTATCGAAGACACAGCTCCAGTGCCATTATCCGTCATCAGAAAAGCCGTGGATTTTGATTGATGTAAGTTTTGGCACGCCAAAACTTACATCAATCAATGAAAAACGTCAAAAAATGCCCTATTTTTAGATGTCCATGTAAGTTTCAGATGACATCAACGTCATCTTCCCCTCATAAAGTGTCAGGAAAAGTTGAGGGTGAGTCGGTGCTTGGCACGTCCCATGATGGGGCTGAGGGAGACGGTCGAGGTGTGGGCTGAGGGGTGACGGGAGTGTCTGGCGCTGGGCGAGTGGTGTTGGTTGATGGTTGCTGTTGGATGGGTGCGGGTTGTGATTCGGATGTCCCGGCTGGCGCGGATGGTGCTTCTTCTGTTTGTTGAAGGACGCACTGAGCTGAGAGCGGGTTGGAAAATGGCCGCTTTGCCTTGCGGGAGTAGGGCTGAGCGGCTTTTTTCGTTTTAACCAGTTTTAACGGTTTTTAACCTGTTTTTACGGAAAATGTGGGCAAAATGTGGGCAGAAATCGAGCCCGCGAAGCCCTCTGCCACAACGCGAAATCGGCCCCGTCCGGCAGCAGTCAAGCTCTGTGCGAGCTGTCTGCGATGCCGGACGGGGCCGAACTATGTGTGGTTATGCGGCGCGGTCGATGCGTTGTTTGATGGCGCTGACGCCGATGAGCGCGCCGGCGAGGATGCCGAGCGCGTTGAGCGTGATAACTATCGCGTCCACGTGAGGCCAGCCCCATGCGGGGCCGACCGTGTTGACGAACAGGGCGAGTGCTGGCAGGACGATGAGGCCGAGCCATTTGAGGATGTCGTAGACGCGGCTGGGGATGAGCCAGTCGGGCACGTCATGGGTGACGTCGGCCGTCTCGGGCCAGTCGCTCACATCGACGCCGGGAAGCGTTTCGCCGGTGTCGGCCGTGTTTTTGCTGTCGGTCATGTTTTGCTCCGATCAAAAAAATAGTGGTGATGCCGCCATCGGGAGTAATGGCGGCATCGGTTGGTTTAGCGGCAGGTCACCACGTCACCGGGATAGTAGACGTTGATGTTGCCGGAGGGTACCGTGCATTGGCTGACGTTGTAGCCGTGGGAGGTGGCGAACTCCCATACGGTGTCGCCCCATTGGAGAACCTTGGAGACTCCGTGGGACGGCGCGGTTGTGGAGCCGCCGCCGTAGGTTACGACGTCGCCCACGTAGTAGCGGTTGATGTCACCGCTCGGCGTATGCCATGCGGACAACGGCCAAGCATCATAGGCGACGGCGAGTCCCCAGATGGTCTCGCCCCACTGCATGACGTGGCTGATGCCACCCGTGTTGGTGTCGGCCGGGGGAGTGCTCGGCTGCACGGGCGCGGGCGTTGCCGGGGGCGTGGAGCCGCCGGCGGGGTTGGCGTACAGGTCCCACTGCCATGCGTCGCCGCGGAACAGGTTGAGGTCGATGGGACTCCACGTGTTGACGACACCGGTGCCGCTGTATTGGCGCATGGCCTCGCCGTACGCGCCTATCATCCACGGGTTGGCCTGATAGCCGGTCGGGCTCATGTTCGCGTATTGGGCGATCCACAAACCGTATCGGTCGCGGATGTCCTGCGGGATGGTGCCGGCGACCGGGCCGGTGTACAGCAATGGGCGCACGCCGCCCGACAACCGTTCGCATTCCGCCATGAAGCGGCGTACCCAGTCCCAGTTGCCCCACGCGGGGTTGTCGTCCATCTCCCAGTCGAGCGCCACGATGCCGTGACGCCAATAGTTGCTGGTGTTGCGGTAGAAGAATTGGGCTTCGGCTTCCGGGTTGCCGCCCATGGCGTAATGGTAGAGGCCGAATTTCTTGCCGGATGCCTGCGCCTGGTAGATCATGCGGTTGGCGTCCGTGTTCACACCGGACACGAGACAGTTGTTATACACCTGTCCCGTGCCCCATGTGGTGCCGACCACGATAAAATCGGCCTGCATGTTGTACACGTCCGCGCCGCACTGCCAGTTGCTCATGTCCACGCCCTGCATGTCCGCGTGCGCGGTCGCCGGAAGCAGCATCATGCAGATGGCGGCGACTAGGGCCGTGATCTTGGCGAGCAGACGCTTCCACCACGGCTTGTCCTTGTTTTTAACCAATTTTTCCCCTTTCTCTGAGGTGAATATTGTTTTGTGGCCCACGGTCGTGGGTCAGGATTGTCACGGCCCACTCGGGGCCGTCAATGGAAAAGCCCCACACGGAATGGTGTGGGGCTAGAATCAGTCGATCTTGTACAGGCGGGGAGTGAACGTCTTATCGACCTCGCCCGTGGTGTTGATGAAAATGTTGCATTGGAGAGTGCCGGCCTTCAAGGTTTTCGGCCCATAGTCCCTAGGTCCGAACACATTTGCTCCTTCGCTCCCGTCGTCGTGGGAGATATTGGCTTGTATGCCCATCAGCCATGAATCGTTGCCCAGCGGCCAGTCCGTGGCGTCCATCGTGTACGTTCCCGCATCCACATGCACCACATTGGTCAAGTCATTCCACGAGTCAACATTTTGTGTGGTGGAGCCTTTGAAACGGTACGTGCCCGGTGTCGGTTCCGAGACCGCAATCCCCGGGGCGGCACCCACTGTCATAGGCAGTCCGGTGACACGCGGATACAGGTTCGCTAGCTCATAGCCCCCCCCTCAAGGCTTGTGACATCGGGTTTCATCCACTCGTGCGCGGTGTTCCCGAGTTCGAGTTGGATTTTCAGGTTGCCCGACACGCTGCCGGCCGTGACGCCGCCACGCAAGATGCGCAGCTCGACGCGTGTGGTCCCCTTGGGGATGGTGACCACGGTGTTGTTTTTCCCCTGATAGACGCCGCCGAGGCTATTCGCGTTGGCGTAGATGCCGATGACCAGGTTTCCGGGCACATTGCCCGTGTAGGAGATGATGAGAGGCACGCCAACGATGCCTTCGGGCACGTCGAACGCCCAGCGCACGCCCTTGTTCAATGGCACCGATTCGGTGCCGCTGCTGAAATCAAGCGACCCGTCCTGCGCCACGGTGACGGTCAGACCGTTGCCCGACGCGGGACCGTAGGCGAGCAGGTTACGGGATTTCACCGTGACTGGAATCCGCTTGCTGATGTTCGGACTGGTTTTCGAGTTGATGGTGACCGTCGTGTTACCGGGTTTCACGCCGGTTACGGAAATACCCATGAGGGGCCTCCTTGAAATAATGGAAGCCCCTATTCATGAGGCTTCCGGTTTATGCGTATGGCTTGTACGCGTGTGCTTCGCTGCCGGTTTCCAGCATTGGATACAACGTCGCGTCAACGGGCCCGCCGTTGTTCACTCCGACCTTGCACTGATAGGTGCTGTTTTCCGATACCGTGAACGTGACAGCCAAATTGTGAACTTGATTGTCCAGCACCTTGTATTCGGTCTTGCCGCCTGTGACAACGGCTACGAATAGGATGATTCCGTCGGGGAGGTTCGCGGCGGATAACGTGTATTGTCCCGCTGGCAACGGCGTATTATCCGTACTACCCTGATCGGCACGCCCGATTGACGAGGTGCTGGTGCCTTTCACGTGGATGCCACCGTCGGCGGCGACCGTAAACGTCACGCCATTCTGCGTACCGTTTGGTATCTTCAGCCACATGTTCTTGATCGGGGGTAACACGCGTACTGGAATGGTTTTCGAGACAGTGCCGGCTTGGATGGTTAGGCTGGTGTCACCCGGGGTCAGGCCGGATACGGCCACCCCCCCCCTAAAAGATTCGTTCATGATGGTTACTCCTTACTGTTGATGGTTGCGATGGTCTTGTCGAGGATGTTCGCGGCGAATTCCTGCGGCGCGTAATCCGGCAGGATGTTGACGTTCAGGCTGGCTGTCTCGCCCACCCTCAATGTCAACGATTCCGGGGTGACGGTGATGCCGGTCGGTTTCGCGTCGCCAACCACGGCGATATCCGGGCTGGCGGCGCTGGCCGTGAACTCCTGCGATGCCGCATCGGGCAGGATCGTCACCTTGAGGTTCCTGCTCTCGCCCACGCGCAGGGTGACTGCATCGACCGGCTGGCCGGAATCGTCCGTGACCTTGATGGACTCGGGTGCGTAGGCCGCGCTGATGGACACGGCGGCGGAAGTGAAACCGTCGACAGTGGCGGTGACGAGAATCGTGCCGCCATGCCTCCACGTGAGCGTGTTGCCCGAAACCGTGGCGGTGCTCGTGTCCCTGCTCGCGAACGTCACGTCATTGGTGGTCAGCAGGTCGCCAACATGACCGTCCGCATACGTGGCCTTCGCCCCCAGTTTCAAAGTGCCGGATACTGGCAGCGACCTGGGCAACGCCATGCCCTTATCATCCGTGATCTCGATGGAGACCACCGTGTCCTTGTCCAGCGGCCATACGAGTTTGCCGTTGAACATGGCGTTGTACGTGTGGCCGTTCAATAATGGTTTGCCGACACGTTTGCCGGCGTATAGGGCTGGCATGGTCAGGCCTCCTTCACGGTAACCTTCTTGGCCTTGGCTTTCACGGCCTTGGCTGCGGGCTCCTCCGACACGGTTCCGGCTGGCGTCTCCCCGGCGGAGTCCTTGCCGGTTCCCCCCGTGGTGCCTTCGGTGGTGCCGGTGGAAGGCAGTACGGTGGTCGCAGCATCCGCCTTGTCCTTGACCGCCCGCACCGTCGAATCGATGGTGGCGATGGCCGATTCGCCCTTCGCCGCGACCATGGAAGCGGTGTCGGCCACGGTCTGCGAATCGTTGGCGACGGAAGCCGCCGCCATACTGGCGTTCGACGCGAGACTGCTCAGGTCGGACTGGGTGGCGGTCGCGGAATCCGCGGAGGACCGGGCGCTCAGCATGGCGCTCTTCGCCAGCATGGCGTTCGTTTGAGCTTCGGCCGTGATGGACTCCAGCGTGCTCATGGCCATAGCGGCCTTCATGGTCGTGGCGGTTTCGTCGAAGAACACCAGCTCGTCCGGGTATTGTGCGGAAAGCGTCTCCGCCTCCGACTGGGTGGAAGCGTGGCGAACCTTCAACAGTTGGGAGCCCTGCATGTCCTTCGGGACGAACGTGCCGGCGTCAACCTCCACGAGGTCCGCGTATTCGACCACGTGGGTGGAGTTCGGCACTTCGACGTAACGCGTGTACGCCTGCGGCGAATCAGCCAACTCCACGACCTGCCACACAAACGCAGGAGTCGTAGGCAGCAGGTCAACCGTCAGCTCACCCGTTTCGGACAGATTCGCGTCGAACGAGGCCGCGATAATAAGATTCTTCGCCGCGTCGAAGTGACGACGCACCGGGCGGAACCGCAGCGTACCGGTCACAGGGTCCAAGCCGCCCGTCTTCGGCTTCCTGATGGAAATATGGATTTGGGTCATTACTGCTCCTCCTTATTGGATTCGATGATTGTTTCCGGTGCAACGTCCGGGCGAAGCTCGTCCGGCAGCGAGGGCTTGGGATGACGTTTCAAATTGTTGACCATGTTTCCCTTTTCTCTGGGATGGATATTGTTTGTGGCCCACGGTCGTGGGTCAGGACTGTCGGGGCGCTATCGGCGCGGATTGGATGTCATTGTTGAGCGATGTCCCGTGCCCGTTGCCGCCCAGGCTGTGATAGCTGTCGTAAAGCCTCTGACTGCGTGATTTGAGGTCTTCGTCCGCCACTCCGTCGTGCTCGATGACCATTTCGCGGCGCAGGTCCTCCAACTGGCAGAGCAGGAGCTCGCGCAGCCCGTTGACCATGGCTTTGCCCCATCGCCACATCAGGCCCAAAACCGTGGCCACGCCGCCACAGATAAAAGGCACGAGCCAATCGACGATGTGAGCGAGCAAAGACATTGGAAAGCTCCTTTACGGTGGGTAAAACCCACACGTTCGTCCCCGTTGGATAGGCCAACGGGCGTGTGGGTTTTGGAGGTTGAAAATGCTGTTACGAGAGTTTTGGAACGGCCGGTTTTGGCCGTATTGCACGGCGAATCTGCGTGAGTCCACGTGTGTCGGCTATGAGTCGGCGTGGCGGTTGCACGTGGCCCCGAGGTTCGGCGCAATGCAGATGGAATCGATAAGCGTTGAATTGGTGGACAAGTGGCTCGTCGGGTTCGCCAGTTCGGGCGCGGCGCGCAAGGCGTGGAGCGTACTACGCGCGATACTGAGGCGGGCTATCCGCTGGAATCTCTTGGACGTGGATATCACGAGACGTGACATCCAACTGCCGGCCAAACCTCATTACGAGCCGCGAATATTGACCATCCGTCAGCAGCGCACGCTGTTGCGGGGCTTTTACGGTCATCCGCTTGAGGCGTGGCTTATCTGCGCCGTCTCATGCGGACTCCGCACCGAAGAGGGGTACGGTTTGGAGTGGAGTGACATTGATCTGCGCGCAGGCGTCCTGCATATCGAGCGCGGTTTGCAATGGGTGAGCGGCCATGAGGTCGTCGTGCCGCCGAAGACCGAATTGAGCCGTCGCACATTGCCGTTGCCGCGCTTCGCGGTCAAGCGTCTGCGCGAGCTCAAGCCGCGCGAGGGAGGGCGACTCATCGGTGCGCTCACCCCGCCACAGGTGGCACGCCAGTACAAGGGCTGGTGCAAGCGGTATAGCCTGCCGCATGTGCCCGCACGCAACCTGCGCCACTCGTGGGCGACGAACACTCTGGCGGCGGGAGCGGATATCGCCATCGTGTCGAAAATGCTCGGCCACAGCGATATCAAAACCACGGCCCGCTACTACCTCAAGCCGGATATCGCGGCGTTGAGGGACGCGCAACGCCTCTGGGAGAGAGCCTTGATAGCCTGAACGGGATTCCCTAACCCCTGTCACGGGCCAAGTCAAGATGCCGTATTCCGACAGGTATATCACTCTGGTTCGCGTCGGCCGTATTGTCACCGCCTGCGCGTATATCACGCTGACAAGCAATTTCAATCAGACCGGCAACACATCCGTCACCGAGACAATCCCGAAGGGTTTCAGACCGTCCGGCGATTCCCGCGCGGTCATGCGCGGCACCGACAACAGCGGCGCGATCAGTTTCTACCTTTACGGCACGCCGGAGGGGAAAATGGTGTTGAACGGCACCGGATATACCAGCCGATTCGTCGGTATATCCGGCTGTTGGATTACCGCGTAGCTTTCCCTACCCCATTGCGGATTGATTAGTACCGCCACCGACCGCGACGGCATGGTGACGGCCGATAATCCATTCCGAACGACCGATGGCGTTTTCGTATTGTGCCAGCTGTGCCCGAACGGTATGTCGGAGGCCTCGGGAAAGCTTTTCGAAGCGTTCTTTTGGGACATGACCGACAGCAGATTGCGTTTCCGTATTCGCCGTGCGGATAATCACGAGTGGGTGAATGATCCGCAACCCGTGCGCGTTTACTGGGTGGCATTCAAGCAGCAGTCATAGCTTTCCCTAACCCAGCGTTCTACGACGTGGCGAGTACCTTACAGCAGCGACAGCATTTTGCTTACGCGCATCGGTGATATCTGTTTCATGGGTGGCAACGTAAAATTCAACAGTAGCGGGCAGAACAATTACACGAAGGCTCAGGAGAAGCTCCCCGAAGGGTATCGACCCGTCATCGTCAATACGCCCGTGGCCGTTTTCGGTGGTGAAACGACATTCATCTGTTACGGCGAGGCCAATGGCACCGTCACGATGCTTGGCAATCCGAACAGCGCGTACGCGGGATGCACCGGCGTATGGAGGACCGCCGACCCGATGCCCGCCGCATAGCTTCGGGACACTGGCTCAGGCGGTTGCACTGTCTTGCAGTGACCCCACGGGTCATAGCGCGTATGAGACGGTCATGCCGAACGCGTTCGCGCCCTGCGTGCCACCCTGATTGGCGTAGGTCATGGTTCCGTCCGCGTTTACGTTGATGATCTTCTGGTTCGCGCCGTCGCGTCCGCCGTAGGAGAAGTTCAAGTCCATTGGAGGACGCCAGCTTTCAGGCAGGGTTCCGAAATTGCCGGTGTTCCACGCGCCGGACGCCGACGACTTCCAGTCGATGCGCAACGTGACGAGCGAGCCGCGACGGTAGCCTTTGACGGTACCGTAAGTGGAGTTAATCAGCGTCAGCACTTCGGTCTGGGTTAGGGAAAACTATTGCCTGTTCCAGATTGCGATCCAGCTTCCGAATATCGCGACCCTCCCGCACCAGCGGTTGTCTTTGGTGTTCCACAGGCGGAAGCGTATCTGGTTTACGTCGCTGGTATCCCAACGTTGTGCGGTGTACTCGCCGGCCTGGTCGAAACCAGTGCCGAACGGCCCAATCGTGTAGGCCGCGTAATCGGCTTTCTTCCCGTTTGGGGATTGGACGTTGATGTAGAATGTGCCGTCATTATTCGTGGTGATGGTATGGCCTCCGCACAGAATATACGGCATTCGGGTTAGGGAATCCCACACGTCGCTCATCGGTTTCAAAACGTTGAACAATGCGACTGGTGTGCCGATGGTGATACCGTCCAGCGGGATGCGGTACAAGGGCATGTCGTAGGTGGTGCCCCCGTCCAACGGGCTGGTGGTGTTCACGGCGGGGTCGGTGGGCGTGCCCGTGGTGGGCGTGCCCCTGACCACCACCAGTTTCGCGCTCTCAACCGACTGCGAGCCCTTCGCATAGCGGCATACGATCAGGTCGTTGCGTTTCTGACCCTGCGACCCGTTGGTGACGATCAGGTCCTCGGGCGTGCCTTGGCTGACGTGACGGCCCTGCATGACCAGCTCGCCCGTGCCGATGGTCACCTTGTTCGCCGAAACGACCGTGATCTTGAGCTTGTCATGCACGTCGAGCACATAATCATCCAAGCCGAGGATGCCGGCGTTCAAACCAGCGGCCTGTTCCGCCGTGGCGTGCGCCTTGCCCGCATGACCGGTAACGAGTTCAGCCATTCTGCTTGCCTCCGTTCTGCATCCAACTGTCGAAGCTGTTATCAAAGTCCTTGAGCTTGTTCACATAGTCCGCGTAATCCTGATCGCAAAACAGGTAGTCGTGGCCCGTGCCGGTGGAGTCCAACCGGTTGACGTTGTACCACGTCTTGATATCCGGATCGTCCAAGTCCTTGTACCATTTGTTTCTGCCGCAACGGTCGCATTGCATGACCGTCGCATTGTCGATACGCGCCATAATCGGCTCCTTACTGTTTACTCGGCCTCATAATCGACGGACATCACGCCGTCGGAGACCTTGACGATTTTCTTGCTGATAGTCGCGTTGACGGTGATGCCCGTGAGATTATCCCTTGCGGTCACGGTGTCGCCCACGTCAAACACGATGCCCGAATCCTCATGCACGGTGACCTTCACCTCACCCTCGGACTGCAAGTCCTGAAGTTTCTTCTTCGTGTTCTTCGCCAACTCGTCCGCCTCGGCCGACGAATAGTCGTACACTTGGGCAATCTCGTCCAAACCCTTGAACGTCTGGGTTTGGGTGACGTTGCCTTTCGCGTCCGCATACCAGTGGCTGACGATGCGGTTCCTCAACTCGCCCTTGCCCAAGCCGATCATGTGGTTCGGCTTGCGCCACGTGCGCGATGCGTCGAAGTCCAACAGGTCGGAGTCGATGTCGTTCCCGTAGTCGCCTGCCGTCTCCAGCCATGTTTCGACATGGCCTGACCGGTAGGCGACTTTGAGTTTCAAACCGTTCGCTTTCGCCATCGCGCAGACGCCCGTGTATGCGTCCACATACCGTTCGAACTGGTAGGACTTGATGGACACGTCGCCGGACGGGGGAACGACCGCTTTGAACAATGGGGTGAGCGAGACACGGGACAACAACGCACCAAGTATGGTGGAGGCGTTGCCTGACACGGTGAGGTAATCCTGCCCCGAATCCGGGGCGAGAATCTTGTTTTCCAACAGGCCATGCCACGTGCGCCCCGAATACGTGAGCGTGGAATCACCACGCTCCAACTGGTCGCGCAACGCATCAACTATCCCGCCGCACTCGGACTCCTCCAAATAGACGAACGCGCCCTGCGGGATGAGCTTGTCCACCGTCAACTCGAAATCGTTCTCGTCCTTGCCCCACGCGCAATCCAACGAATAATCCTCGACCATCATCGAATCCACATGGTTCGCATCGGTCACCACAAGCCCTACACCCATTGCGGTTCACTCGCCTCCTCGATGATCGTCAGATCGATGCCGAAACCATTCCATTGAGCAGCGAGCTCGCCGGACGGTATCGGCTGGAAGATGTAGCTTCCCCCGTTCTCACCGCCCGTGCGCACACCCTTGGAGAACACGTTCGACGTGTCGCCGTTCTCAGTGGTCAGGATGATGCTTTTCTCACCCTCCACACTGGAAATGGTCACATAGCCGCCCGAGGGAATGTCCATGTCCAACTCGTACCGGTTGCCCCCCAACGTCAACTTGGGTTTCGACACCGGCCCGAACCAGACCATCTCAAACGGCATCGGCGCGGGCATCGGATTCACCACGGTCGTGTTCCTCGCGGTCGGCATATAGTCGTGCGGGTAATCGTGCGGGTAATCCAAATCCAAGCCGGGCTGCAACACATCCGACCAGAAATGCTGCACGTCCAACCGTCTCCGCCACACGCCGTCCAACAGCACGATGGTCAAATCAATGCTGGCGTCCGACGCACGATGATGCGACTGGGGGCTGGTTTTCACGATGACCGCAGGCTGCGTCCATGCCGCGCCGGACTCGGCCAGCCCGGTTATCACACCGGGCTGGTTCATCTGAATATCCGCGTCCGTAGCACGCATGAACGCATCCAAATCGGACGGGTTTATGACGCTCATGCTGACACTTACCTCACGAGCCTTGCGTGTAGGCATACCCAATCCACGGTAGGTCAGCGAGTAATCCCATTCGCGGGATCGCAGTCCGAGGGCCGCACCCCACGACAGTTTGGATTCCAAGTCGAACACCTGTCCGGTCACGCCTGACGTGTAGGTCAGTTCGCTCATAGGGCTCCTCTCACATCACGGTTGAACGCCCTCTGCGAAGGCCACGGACTGCTGTTCTCCGAGATCACGGACGGCAGTCCGGCCGCAAGAGCCCCTACCTGTCGGTTCAGTTCGTCCACACGGTTGTTCAACTCGCGCACGCCGGCGTTCAAGTTGCCGTTCGCTTCGACGTTGACAACAGGGTTGACCTCGATGTTCCACGAGCCGTTCGCCGTGGATACGCGGCCACCGGTCGCATACGCCTGAGACTTCCTGCGAGCGTTCAACGCGAACGCGGACGGTTGCATGGCTTTCTCCACACTGCCGACCGCGTTCAACGTGTTCAGGAAACTCCTGCCATACAAGGCGTCAATCTTCTTGACGGCTGCGGCACGAAGCACCATCTCACCATTGGACAGCATCGCCGGAATCGAATCGGAAGTGGAAGTACCGGGACCATAGATACGACCACCGGTAGCGGCGGAGACCTTGCCATCACTGCTGTGACGAGTGACAATATCCACATAATTGGTGGCAAGAACAGTGCCGGACTGCCGACGCCAATACTGGAACGTTGTTTTCACCGGATCATCGTCGCCCTGCACACGACCCCATGCTGTGGCGAGAGTCATGTTGTTGTACCATGCGGTGTCACGGAACGCCTTGCGTGCACCCTCGTTCTCACCTTGAACGCGACCCCAAGGCCGTGAAATGGTCACACCGTCATACGCTGCCGTGTCCTTGAACGCTTGACGAGCCTGCTCATTCTCTCCAAGAACACGACCCCACGGGCGGGCGATGGTCAACCCGTCATAGAATCTGACCTCTTGGAACTTCTCGTTGGCGTCCGTATTGTCGCCATCCACATACGCTTTCGCGCGTGCGATAGGCTGGCCGTCGAGAGTCTTATATCCCGCGAGCTTGACCTGAGCGTCATCATCGTTGGCGTCGATGTTGAAGCTGACGCCCTTGGCGGCGGGAACCTTATTCTTCTCCACGTCCTTTATCTTGCCGGAAGCGTGGTCGATACAGTCGAGAATCCACTGTATCTGCTCGTCGGTCAGGTTCAGATAGCCGAGCTCGTCCCTGACCTTCTGCATGCGCTCCTCAGCGTTGCCCTCACCTGAGAACAGCCACTTGTAGGCTTTCTTGGACATGCCGAGAGCAAGAAGATTCTCCTTGACCTCGCCTGTCTCCCAGCGAGCATTGCCCTTCGCGTTCAACAGCAATGTGAGGTCCCTCTCGGACAAGTCGCCTTTCATCAGCTGCTCAACAAGACTGAGAACACCGTCCAACGTGGTGACCACTCCAGCTTCACGTAGCCGGATAACGATCTCTTTCTCACCATCGGTCAGACCGGATATGCCCTGCACGAGCTTATCCACCGCATCTTGGGCGATTTCCGAATGAGCGGTGATCGTGGTACCCACATCAGAGGGAATCAGACCAAGCGAATCAGCGTACCTTTCAGCAGCTTCCTCACTCATGCCAGCGGCCTGAGCCTGCTGCACGATGGCCTCACGCGCCTCATAAATGGAGTTTGCGGCCTTCTGCGTGTACTCCTCCACCTGACCGTTCTTCTCACCATAGGAGAGAAGCTGATGGGCGGACAGCAACGCGGTAGCGGCCACATCCTTCATCGCCTTGTCGGTGCGCACATAGGCGGCGTTGTTGGCGTCAGCCAGTTCGCCGTTTTCCTTGAACGCCTGACCGTTCGCCTTGACCGTCGTGGCGAGCGAGCTGAGCTTGTCGGACAGCGCGGAGGAGGAATCGGAGATCTGTTCGAGGGAACGCAGATATTTCATCTGCTCCTTGACGGATTTCTCCAAGCCTTCCTTGTGCTGCTTCTTCAACGCCTGCAACAGCGTGTCGGCGGCGATGGCGGCATCGGTCTGCTTCTCGACCATCATGCCGTACTGGTCGCTGGCCTTGTATGTCTCCTTGCTTTGCGCCTCCAACTGTTTGACGAGCTTCTTGTAGCCGGCCTCGTTGCCGCTGACCGCATCGGTCAGCGTACTGGTATTGATGCCCAGACGTTTGGCCGCGTCGGCTGCGGACGTGTAGCCGCCGCTGACCTTGACGAGCCATTCAGTGACCGCGCCGCCACCGTCCTTGCCGAACAGGAGCGACGGGTCATCCCACTGTTTCGTGGTCTCCGACTTGAAATCGTTGAACGCGTCCGCCGCCTCCTTGGCGTTGGACTTGATGCCCTTCATGCCGTCGATGACCTTGTCCATCGCCTGCTTGGATGCTTCCGCCTTCGTCGTGTAGTCGGATATCGCATTGCCGATGACGGCGATGCCCGCGCTGATTCCCAGACCGGCAACCGTCGTCCAGCCGCCGAACGCATCCCACAGGTTCTTCACGCCGGTCTTCAACGAACCGAACCTGCCGGACTGCTGTTCGGCCTGCTCCCCGGCCGAACGGATGGAGGCGATGGCCTGACCGTTCGCACCGACCAAGCCGCCCATGTCCTTGGAAGTCTCCTTGGCAGCGTTCCCCGGAAGGAGCAGCTTCTTCGAGTTAGCTTCCGCCGCCATGCCGATGGAATTGACCTCGCTGATGGCACCGGACAGAATACCCGCATAATTGCCGGAACGCAACTGGTTCATCGCCTTAATCAGGGTGCCCATTTTCACGGACGCCTGTTCGGCGCTCAAACCCAGTTCGCTGAGCATCTTCTGGTATCGCATCGTGGACTGGATGTTCTGCAACATGCCGGTCTTCAACGACTCGAACGCCGTCTTGCCCGCACGACCGAACGTGGCCCACAATGTGATGATGCTTTTCACCGGCCCCGGCAACGAGTCGAACGCTTGGGCCACGCCGGTGGCACCCTTGGCGATGGTGCTGATAAGCGGGCTCACGGTACGCAAAGCGGACGCGAACGTGCCGCCGAACGTGCGCGACAACTGGCCCACCATGCTCGCCAAATCGGAGAACATGGGGCCCGCGTCACCCACCGCGTCAAACACCTGGCTGAACCCGTCGCGGACACCGGAACTGAAATCGCGGATTCCACCACCGGACTGCTGCAACACGCGACTCAACCCAGTGATGCCCTCGCCTACGATCTGGCCCGCGTCACCGAACACCGCGCGAGTGGTGTCCTTCAACGAGTACGCGGCGTCGCCAATATCCTTGAAAGCGTTGCGCATCTTGTCCTGCGCGTCCTGCGCACCAGCGCTCCAAGCCTCCAAAGTCTCTTGGAACTTGATGGTGTGAACGGCCTTGTTGGCTTTCTCCAAAGCCTCGGAAAAACCTTGGATACCGTTCTCGGTCTTCGCCAGAGTACCCAACGTGCCCTCAAACACGCCTATCAGGTCGAACACGGACGATTTCAGATAGCCGCCCTGTTCGATGGCCTTTTCCATCGCCTTAGAGACTTGACCGGTACGTTCGGCGGTATCCACCCAGTTCGCCCACTTCTCGGCCACGTCGGAAATGTAGGAGGCCATGCGGGGCAGATACTGGCTGGACTGGTCGCCCAAGCCGAGGAACGCGCGGGCCAGTGACTGCAAGCCCGGGTTCAGTTCGGACACCGCGAGACGAGTGTTCTCGAAGATACGCGGTAGTTGGTCGGCTTCGTTCGACTGGCGCACCACGTCGATAAGCCCGTTGAGCACCTTGCCTTCCTCGACGGCGATACCGTTCAAACCCTTGGACAGTGAGGGGGCCACGTCGTTGGCGAGACGGTACAGGTTATCCCCGTACTCGTTCCAAGCGTTGTCGCCCAACTCCTTGTTCAGGTTCGCCAGCGAGGTCTTGGTGACATCGAACTTTTCCTTCAAATCACCGAACACCCGGTAGCCCACGTAGCCTGCGGACGCCAGACCAGCCAACGCGGCGGGAGCGGCCAACGCGGCCTTGCTCATGGACACGAGGCTGACGCCGACACCGCCCGCAGTGCGTCCCAGGTTCAGGAGTCCGGCACCCAACGCGGTGACGCCGGCACCGAGAATCGACCACTTGGGAACCACCTTGTCGAGCTTGTCGAACAGGTTCACAAGACTGTCGAACTGGTTCTGCACGCCCTTCAAACCGGTCGCACCACTGGTCATGCCGGAGAAAATCTTGCCAAGGTCAGTGCCCTTGAAATTAGCGAAGATGTCGATGGTGCGGGGGCGGGTGAAGTAGGCGAGATGGGCTCGGGCCAACGCGGTCTCCAAGTCCAAATCCATCTTCAGCTCGTCGTTCTTGTCCTCGAATTTCTTCAGCTTCTCCTCGGCGCGATGCATTTGCAGGTCGAGGTCGGCTTCAAGCTCCCAACGACGTTCGGGATTGGCTTTGATCTTGGCGGCGGTCTCACGCATCGACGCGATGATTCGTTCCTGATCGACCTGCCAGTCCACGGGAATGTCGAGGCGCGTATGACGCAGCTTCTCCAACCGGGCTTCGAGCTTGTCGGCGTTGTCCTCCCACACCTTGACGCGGACGTTGACCTCATGCTCCCGGTCGAGTTTGGCGCGCAGCTTCTCCGCGTCATACATCAGTTCCGCGTATTTTTTGTCCCATTGGGTCTTATCCAATGTGGCTTTGGCGGTGATCGGCTTGCGGGATGCGAAGTCGCGCAGCTTCTTCAGCTGGTCGAAGGTATTGTTGAGCTCCTTGCCGAGGTTCTTGTCGATGCCCATGGGCTTGAACTTCTGGAACGCGGCGGAAAGCGCGTTGATCTGGGTCTCCTGCTCGTCGAACAGGCTGGTCAGTTCGCGGGCGGTCTTGCGCTGCTTGTCCATCGTGCGGCGCGAATCGTTTTGTACCGCGTTGAGGCGTTTGACGCTGGTTCCCGTGTCTTCGAACACCTCGGCCAACGCCTTCTGGCCGGCTGTGAGCTTCGACAGCTGCTGGAGCTGCCTGCGGTTCAGCTTCTCGGACTTCTCCTCAAGGTCGAGAATCTTGTTCAGGCCGGAGAACAGCCGGTCGTTCTCACGGTTGAAGTCTTTGAGCCGCGCCTTGCGCATGAGCTCGGCGTCCGAATACTTGGAGATGGCGTCGGTCGCCTTCTCCCACTTCTTGGTGTTGGAGTCGATAAGACGCTGCTGTGCCGCTACCTTGTTGTCGAAATCGGCGGAGAAGAGCTTGTTCTGCGCCTTCTTGTTCTCCGCTATCTCCTTGCCTACCGCCTTCAGGTCGGCTTTCAGGCCCTTGAGCTGTTCGCGCAGCTCGGGGATGCGACTGTTCTTGTACCAGTTCGCGGTGTCGATGTTCCCGGCCTCGCGCAGCTCCTTCATCTTCTTGATGGACCAGTCAAGGGTCTTACTGACATCGGCTTGGCTGCGGGTCAACTGCTCCTGACGTTTGCGCCCGTTCTCGATGGCCTCCGCGTACATGTCGTAGGCGGCGTGCTCGTCCTTGATGAGCATGGTCTGCCTGCGGGATGCGGCCGTGGCCTCCTTGTCGTAGAGGGCGCGTGCCGAACGCATGCGGGAGAGACTGTCCTGAAGACTGTCGGCCACGGATTTCTGCGACTTCTTGACGAACGCCTCCGTCTGGCCGGCGGTCCGCTTGATCTGGTTGGAAAGCCGGTGAATCTTCTCATTGAACGACGTATCGTCCAAGTCGAACCTGCTTGTGACCGGCTTCTTCTCCCACTGCTTCCGCTGGGCCTGCATGGCCTTGTCGATGGCACGCAAGCCGGACGGGTCGCCGTCGATCTTCACCACGTTGGTGAGGGTCTTGCCGTCAAGGTCGCGCATCTGCTCCTTGGCGCGTGCGACGCCCTTCGTGTTCACATCAACGGTGACCTCAGGGTGACGAGAATGCAGTTCCGCGTTGAGAATCTTCCAGAAATTATCGGTGTCCGGGCGAATATCGACGCCGACCGCGCCAGCGGAATACAAGGCCATGAGAAAACCTCCGGGAGGATAAACGAAAACCCCTCGTGGAATGCGAGGGGTTTTCTGCTAGAAACTGTTGCCGCCGAACACGGCACCCAACATGCCCGTGATCTGGGCGAACGACTTGCCCGCCGTGGAGAACGATTTCGGCCCGACCGAATCGGGCTTGACCACGGTGCCGGGCGGATAGACGGGCTGCGGCTTCGACTTCTTGTCGCCCATCATGCGGGCGATCATCACGCGAATCATCTCAAGCTGGTTCGTCATGCTGAGCATCAGCATCTGCGACTGCCCGTAGGTGAGGTAGGAAAGACGCGGCATGCTTTTCGCGTCTTCCCGGGGGAGCGGATGGTGTTCGGCCATCCACGCGCGGTACAGGCTCCCGTCAACGCCCTCCAAACCGTCCAGCAGGTCGCACAGCCATGACGGCTCCATGCGGCCCATACTGGCGTGGAGGTTGATGTTGTAGAAGCGTTGGAAGTCGGCCGAGACCGCTACTCTGCATTCTCCAAGCGCGTCTTGGAGGCGCTTGATTTTCCCAGTGCCACCGAATAGAACGTGGTCAGGGACACCAGCAGCACGTACAGGTTCTCCAAGGTGCGGCCACGGGTGAACTCGTCCCACTGCTTCTCGTCGGCCGCGATTTCGCGGTAGAACATGTCCGCGTACTGCACGATCTCGGCCATGAGGATGACGGCTTCGGGCTCGTCGTACTTCGGCTTCTTCTTCGGCTTGTCGGCCTCATCGTCGCCGAATAAGCCCATGTCGCCCAGTTTCCCGTTGCGTTCGGAGATGCGCTGCCATGTCACCGAGAACTCGGCGGACTGGGCCACGTTCAGCTCCTGCGGCTTCGCCATGTCGGGCAGTCCCGCGAACAGCGGCTGCTCCTTGAGCTCGTCCCATGTCTCCGGCATCTTCGCGTTGTCGGTCGTGTTCTTAGTGTTCTCTGCCATCATCGGCTCCTATCCGTGGAAAAGAATGATTCTGAAAAGCCCTATCCGTGGAAAGAGGGGGTTCCTTGCCGCGCGGATAGGAGACGCGGCAAGGAAGAGACGGGTCAGACCGTGAAGTCGGACGGCGCGAAGTAGGCGACGGACGTGAACTTGCCGTTCTTGTCATGCGGAAGCGTGCTGGATGTCTTGATGTTCGCCTGAGCGGAGAACTCCACGAACGAATCCGTGGAAAGAGCAGGCAGACTGGAGAACGCGATGTCCGAGTTCGGCAGCAGCAGGCCGGCACGGCCGGTCGTGTTCGTGTCGGACCACAGGATGAACAGGGACTTGTTGATGGGGGTCTTCTCCAAGGAGAAGGCCACGCCGGCGCCGGTCATATCGACCGCGTTGTAGAAGGTCTTGAACGTGCCCTTGTCGCCCTGCACCGAATTGAACGTCACAGTGCCGGTGGTCTGGGCGTACTGGGTGCGGAACGCCGCCTTGAGCCAAGTGCTCAACGTGGTGGCGTCGCCGCCGTCCAACGCGAACTCGGGCAGGTTGTCGTTCGACATGTGGCCGAGGTTCGTCCACATGCCGTCGCCCACGCCCACGGTCGCCGCCTCGACGGTGAACTGCTTGAGCAGTGCGGAGGTAATGATGGTCTCGGCCTTCGCCATGAAGATCGTTCCTCGGACGGCGGTCAACACGCCGTCGTCGTGGATGCCGATTTCGTCAGCCATATCGTTTTCCTTTCAAATATGGAAAACCCCGCAGCCGTGTAGGCGTGCGGGGTCTGATTGTGTGATTGATGGTTTTTCAGATAAGGTCAGCCGCGTGGGGACGCGGCCTGTATGCGTTTCGTGGAAGTCCACGCGACGATGCTTTTGGAACTGGTCATGTCGCCGGAAGACCGGGACTCGAAACCGGGATTGTCCACTATCCGCCCGATCTTCCCATAGTCGGTGCCGGGCCGGTAGGGCCATGCGGATATGCAACGGTGCAGCCATCCGCAGATGCGGGCCACCCGTTCCGGGTCACGGCCCAACACCGTCAAAGACAGCGTGTACTGCCATATCCAAGCCTTCAGATTCCAGTCGGGCTGCTCAGGAGCACCGCAATGGTAGAGAATCACGTCATGGGACAACAGGAGCGAATCCGTGGCGGGCGTGACCTCCGGTTGGATGACCGGCCTGAAATCACGGTTCTTCCATTCGACGGCGTCCAGGTAGGCGCGTGTCATGGCGACCGCATCCAACTGTTCCCTTACGGAAAGGTCGAATATCGTGGGGTCAGACATATTTCGCCTCCGACATGATGAACAATCCCGGCATCCAGGCACTCGGACTTTTGATGCCGTACTTGTGTTCCAGCCACCGATTGAAGTAGCCGAACTCCAAGTGGGAGGCGATCTCGGAACCGTCACGGCCCTTGACGCTCATGATCACGGCGGTATGCGTGCCGTGAGCGTGAGTGCTGATGTCGATGCGGTTGGCGACGGACGAGTGCTTCGCCTTCATGTCGGCCAGCGCCTTGGCTTTCGCTTCGACCTTCTCCGCCACGGGACGGGTGGCTTCGGCTCCGAACAGTATCGCCATGTCACGGTTCAGCACCCTTGCGGGCTTCAAGTTCACGTACCCCATGTGCGGCTCCCCTCGGGCGGGACAGGCGGTTTCAACCCGTTGTCCTCGGTCGCATGGCCGATGCATCTCGCGGTGATGTTCCAATGGTGGGCGGCATCCGAGGCGTGACGCATCTCCATAGGCGGGCCGTCAACCTCGTAACAGGCGTTATCGAGCCAGAACTGCGTGTTGATGTCCCCATGCCATTCCGGCGCGAGAACGATCGCCAACGCATCCTCGCGCAGGCCACCGGTCGTTTGCGGCGTGGTGTCCTGCGCCCAGTTCTTGGAAAACGTGCTGTTCTTATTGATTCGAGGCTCGAACGAGCAGTAACAGTAGGAGGCGTCCCCATCCGGCACGGTGCCGGAACCGTAGACGGTTTCGACCGGTTTCATCGGCTGCACCACGATCATGTCGCGGTGCAGAAGGTCATCCGTGATACGAGGCTCCAACTCGGTATCGTCGTACAGGTGCCCGCCGCCGAGTTCATCCAAATCAACACCGTCGTAAAGGTGTCCCAAGTCCAATGTTTCATCGGCCATAGGGCCTCACAATCCGTAGATTCGGCTCAACCCGACACCAATGGTGCCTACGGGGCCGTGTCCCTCCGCGTAACCGTCAAGCAACTGCTTTTCGCGTTTGCTCACATACAGGTTGGGACTGGCATCATAGGCGGGCGGATTAGGCTGGGGGTCATGCTCCTCATACGAATAGTTGCCGTTCGACTCGGATTTGAGCCGGTGCCATCGCATGACGCGAATCACCATCGAGCAGACCACGTAGGCGAACGTGTCCTCGCTCAGGTCGCCCGAATTGAGGCGGGGTTCCGCGTTGCCGGATTCGGTCAACGCTATTTCGGCGGCGATACGGCAACGTGATTTCACCCATTCGTTCGGATAGGCGTCGGCTAGCCCGGGCTGGTCAAGCAGACTGACCTGCATGTGTTTCATCCAGTCGATGCCGTCAACGCTTGCCATGACGGCTCCTACAGGACGTTGGCCTTGAACGTGCTGACGGCATCCTGCAATACGGGCAGCGCGGAGCCGTTGACCCAGATATCGTAGTTGGCCGGAGCCTGATGGGAGAGCATGGCGGCGACAAGACCGTCGTTGACGCTCTTGCTGATCTCATACTCGGAGTTTTGGGCTTCGGCGGTCGGGCCGGAAGCGGTGAAGCCAAGGGTCGGGTCGTTGAACGAGGGAAGCATGACGAACGTGGCATCGGGGATGAGCGTGGTGGTGTCCACGTCCATCTTGAAGCCGCCGTCCAGTTCAAGGTTCTCGTATTCGAGGTCGAGCATACGCACGTCGTTCAGCTGAAGCTGGCTGGCGAGAACGCCCAGCACCTCGTCGCGGGACAGTCGTGGCTTGGAATGAGCCAAGTCCATGCCGGACGCTTCCTGACGGAACTGTTCGTTGCCGCGCAATGCGTCGATGACCTTCGACGTGGTGAACGCGGCGTGCGGTGTACGGCCCTTGTTCTTGCACATGACCTCAATCCAACCCTGAACGTCGGCAATCGGGTCGGAAGTAGCCTGGGACCAGAGAGTGGTCGGAGTCTGATTATGCTGCTTGGCCGGACGGCCGAACGAGTAGACAACGTTCGCGCCGTTCTCGTTGATGGTGATTTTGCCATCCATCATCGCGGAGATGGACTCAAGTTCAAGGGTCACGCCGGCGGACTGGCCCAGATGCGTGGTCTTGGCTTCGGCCTTGTCGTGGATGAACTGCTTGTCGTTCGCGTGCTTGGCCATATCACGTTCGGTGATGTGGTCCATGCCGGACAGGGGCAGAAGGCCCGTATGCTGTTCGGCGGACTGTTCGACCGTCGAAGTGTGGCCGATCTCGGCGTCCAGCGCACGACGCTGCATGGCGTTCGTGGAGAGCGTCGGCAGATTCGGCGTCCAAGAGACGGTCCATTCGCCGTCATTGGACTGGATGGGGAACATGGTGGAGAACGGGAGAATGCCGTTCACGTAATCGAAGCCCGCCTGCGCAACCTCGGTGGCTTCGCTCGGCGGGAAGATTTCCTTGTCCAATGCCATTGGATATTTCCTTTCAGATATGAGAAAACCCGCCACGAGGGGCGGGTTTCAAAGAATCGGTTTAGACGGGGTGTCAGGCGATGGTGATGGTGTTCGACTTGTTGTCGGTGCCGACCCAAGTGCCACCGGTGATGGCACCAGAGGTGTTCTTGGTCAAGGTGATGGACTTCACGCCCACACCAGCGGAACCGGCAGCGCCAGCCGAACCGGACAATGCGGTGACAGCATCATCCTCGACATCGTAGAAGCAGCCGCTCCACTTGGCCTCGTCGGCGGGAACGACCGGCAGCTTGCTCTTGATAATGTCGCCACGGTAGCGAAGGCCCACATAGGTGTCATCGACCTGCCAGCCGGAATAGGTGACGTTCACGGCGACGGCGGACTCCAACAGGCCGGCGATGGCGGTCTGACGGCCATCGGTAGCCCTCGGGTCATACGGGCCGTAAGCGCCCTTGTTGGTGCCGCTCGTGATCTTGGCGAGCGGAATACCGGAACGGATGTAGATGGTCGTGGCTGTCGGGCTGACCCCGGTCAGGTACTTGTTGCGCAGAGTCTCGTCATCGACGTTGAACAGTTCGGGGACGATGGTCACGGAGACCACGCCGCCCGTCTGCTCGCCGAAACGCCACTCATTGTTTTCCTCAACGGTGGTCAGGCCGGTGCCATGCACCATTTCAATAGGAAGCGCCATGAGTATGGCTCCTTTCATTTGGTTTGCTTGTTATGGTTGCGGCGGCGGGCGTTCTGACGGTCCATCGCACGCTTGTAGGCGTCGCCGCGCTTTGGTTTCGGATTGAACTCGCCCTCGGGGTTCTCGGCCTTTCGGCCTACGTTGCGAAGAGCCTCGGCTTCCGGCACCTGAACGCGGCCGTTCGGCTGAACACCCAACGGCGAACCGGGTTGGATGGGGTTGAGCTCCGCATAGGACTTGGCGAAGTCCGCGATATCCTCCGGCGTGCCATCACCCTTGTACAGGGCTTCAAACACCTTGTCAGTGACCTGCGGATACGTGCTCTTCGCAATCAGACGCGCGTTGTCGGCACGCACCTGGGCAAGCTCGGCCTGAACCTGCTGCACCTGCTTGAGGTTCGCTTCGGCCTGCTTCTCGTTCTTACGGCTCATCGCCTTCCACTTGGCGAGCTCGTTGTCACCGGGGTTTTCCTCCGGCTTGACGTTTTCATTGTTTTCCTGAATGTCGGCGGTCGTTTCTGCCGCGCCCGTTTCAGGCTGAGACTGCTGAACCGTTTCGGTTTCGGCAGTGTTCTGTTCTTCCTTGGTAGGCATCCGCCCGCCCCTTTCATTCACGCGGCCAAACCGAGGGTCGACCGCAGGTATTGGAGCCACGCCCTCTGATAGGACATGGCTTGTCTTAAATGCACCGAAGGCCGGAAGCTGTACTTTCGACCCTCGAATGGAAAATCGTCTTCCTCGCCCGTATCCAGCACTTTCTGATAATGCTGTTGAAACTCCATAGCCCTCGCATACATGCGCTGCAACGCGGTGCGCGTCATCTTCAGGTCGGGGATATGCCATTCCGGCGCGGGAGTGCCGTCATCGTATTCACGCCGCCACTGGGACTGCGTGAGAATCGGCCCGATCTCGCTATGCGATTCCATGATGACGCGCACGCTTTTCAGGTCGGCGGCTGACGTGCTGCCAGCCTTCCTGTAGATGGCGTCCAAATCCTCCCGGTTGAGTTTCAGACCGGGGTCATTGTTCGCGGTGATCGGGGCGACGGTGCATTTGCAGTTGTTGTGCATGGGCAGAAGGTCGGCCGTGGAAAACACGTTCGTGGCCGCGACGGCGCACAGGCCGCACGTGCCGGTCTTGGAAAGCTCGGGGTGTATGACCCTACGGTATTTTCTGACGCCGGAACCGTGGAATCGTTGCGTGGCCGCACTGTTCATGGCTATCTGACCATCGGTGTTCGCATTGTCCGTCAACCGTTTCACGGCGGCGTCAAGCCAATCATCGACGGCCTTCTGCACGTAATCGTCCAGATTGTCCCATGCCAGCGGGCGTATCGACGGGTCCCTTACGGCCATGCTCCGATAGGCGTCGGCAGGACGCACGCTCACCGCCCAAGGGTCGGTGTTGTCCCTTGTGACGATGTATTCGGGAATCTGACCATCCGAAGGCACGTTCACCATGCCGAGCATCACGTCCGCATAGGAGACGCCCAGATGCCGCATGGCTTTGATGAACGCGATCTGATTCTGTGTTATCCACGCGGACACGCCCTGTGTTATCGCGTCGTTCCACCAGTCGGCGGGGTCGAGCGACTTCCACATGTTCCACGCACGCTGCACGTAGGCGTCGACCAGCGCCTGACGCTGCCGTTCCATGACGGTCAGCGCCTGTGTCATGTCGGCCATCACGTCACCTCATTGGTGGAGTCCAACGTCTCGTCGCCCAGAGTGTCGTTCAGGTCAGGGATGGTCGATGTCGAATCCAACGTGTCCTGCAAGATGGGAGCCGACTGCTGTGAGGTCTTGCCTTCGACCAGAGTGTTCTCCTGACTCAGAGCGGTGGCGAAAGCCGTGTCCTGCAAGTCCTGCATGGCTTCGGCTATATCCATCTCGCTCATGTTCAGGAACCGGCGCATGATGGTTTTGACCGGTAGCAGTCCCTTCACATAGTTGGCGGCTTGCGCCTGCTCCAAATCGGTGGGAGTTTCGACCGGCTGCCACATCGTCTCGAAACGTTCATCGGCGGCGGACTGCTGGCCGCTTGCGACCAACGCCATGCGAAGCAGCAGCACGAACGCATCATTGGCACGCTCGTTCATGTCCTGCACTTTGAGCCTCAACATGCGGGTGGTGAGCTTCGCCCCCGCCGCGCTGCCGGAAACGTCAGGGCTGAGAATCGACAACGGGGTGCCGGACGCGCCGGCCAACTGTTTGATGTCCGTGTTCGCGGCGGAGACAATCGGCGTGATGTCCGTCACGGAGCTTTCGCCCATCTTCGCGTCCTTCGGCATCAGCCACAAGGCGGCGGGGCCAAGCTCGAACAAGGACGAGTAGTCGATCTTTTCGCCGGCACGCGCACGGTTGGCCTTCACGGCCGGGTCCTGCTTCGTGTAATACTCGGGAAGGTCGCCGGACACCCAACGCTGTTTGAACGCCTGCATCTCCTGAATGCAGAAACGTTGGAAACGCTGCTGGTCGATGGCGCTCAACGTCGGAAGATGAGGCTCGAACTGGCCTCGACCGGTCGCGGTCTTCAACTGGACGATGGGCAGGCAACCGCAGTCACGGGCGAAATCAAGACCATCGGAACTGGCCGCGCCCACCCACTCGAACAAGGCGGGCAACGACGGTTTCTTCTTGGAATCATCGTTCGCCAGCTCATACACGGCATCCTCATAGTCGGGACTGTCGGTCGGCAGCGTCCGCGACTCCACCTCACGTCTGGCGACACGACCATACACGTCGGTCACATTGCCCTTATCGTCACGGACCAGACGGTACAAGGCGATGTTCTCTGTGCCTTCATCCGCGTCATACGAGTAGACGATGGCCGCGCTCTTATCGTCGGAAACGACGGTATCCCAAGGGCTGAGCCTCGAAATGTAGGCCGGGTTAGGCGTCGACCACGCCTGCGCATAGGCGGCACCGTAAATCGATGCGTCACGCAGCATGTTCAACGATTTCAGGTTCATGCCCGACTTCTGCCACATGTCGTCTGCGGCGGTGGAACGTATCGCCTTGTCCGACACCAGACGGAAGCCGGTGGGCTTCTCCGAGGTGATGACCGCGTTCGCTATCGTGCTCGCCAAGTTCATCGGGCAGATGTCCACGAACCTGCGGTAGATGTCCGAACTGGTCACATCCATGTTGCGGGGGACCGCCTTCGTGGGTACGGTCTCCTTGCCGTCGTAGAACGTTTTCAACCGGCACAGCATGGGGATACGGTTCACCAGCCGGTTCGCCAACCGGGTAAGCACCACGCCGTCGCCTCCCGGTTCGACATCATCGGGAACCAACGACTCCAACTGCACGGCCATATCTCACCGTCCTTCTAATAAGTCACTCGGGTAACGTGGGTGCGCACCCTCGGCGCACGGGAACTGGCCTGTTCCAGATAACGGGTACGCGCCGTATATGCGAGGACGCCTGCGATGCAGGCGTCTATCTTCAACGGACTGTTCGGCGTCTCCTTGTACACGAGGTACTGAGTGGAGCCATCGGCGTTCGTCCTGCGCAGGTTCTTCCTTCGCGCGTTTCTGAAATGCGCGAGAAGCCTCGGGTCGGCCAACAGTGCGACATCACCGATGACGGGATTGTCCTCGTCATCGCACGCCGTCCATTCACGGCAGAACGCGGTATGCATGTCCACATACGCCTGCTTCATGTCCGACTCCCAATTGTTCGTGTGGAACATGATCGGGTCGCCGTTGTTGCGCTGGCCCACAAGGTCGAGATACGAGTAGTCGGTTTCCCAGCCGATAATGAGGTCACGCCAGCCGTGGACATCCGCGAAGAAGCCGACAACGTTGTAGTTGTCCAGCATCCAGCGAACCTTGCGGTCGAACGCCTCCACATCGACCTGCCAGTCAGCGGCCTCGGGGCCTTCGGGCTTCTGTTCCAGTTTGATAAGGAACAACAGGCCGTCCCTGACACGGCAGCCGACCAAGGCGGTCGCATCATCGGAAAGCGAACCGTCGAAGCCAAGCGTTATCTCGTCCTCGTCCGAAATAATGTCCTTCCAAGGCGCTGCCTCGTCCAAGTCGGTGCCCTCGGGAACGCCCGCATACAATGCGATGCCCGCGAGATGGCTTTTCAACAGGGATTCGGACAGCCAAGCGTCGGAAACGCTCGTGAGACTGTTCAGGTAGTAGCGAATCGAATCGCCCACATCGGAAGCCGGGTCGAGGATATCCGCGATAGGGCCGCGAATATCAACCCAGCCGTCCTTCGACGGGCCCGGCTCCACGCCGGGGGAGCGAAGCGAATACCCGTCATCGCTCACACCCTCGTCGTTGACCGGCACGATGCTGCCGTCAGCGAGAATGATATGGTCCTTGCCGTCCCTTGACTTCGCGGCGGAACCATACGCCTCATACAGGCCATGCTTCAGTTTGCCCGCATCACCCAGGTCCTCGATGTTCAAAGGCGAATACCTGTGGTCGAACAGCAGCTTCGGGTCCTTGATGCGACCCTCTCGAATATCCTGAGCGTGCTTGTAGGTCTCCTCGGCGATACTGTTCTCGCCGGGACGGTACATGGTCGTGGTTTCCAACACCCACGGTTCGGCGTCGCCCATACGCTTCGAGAGATTACGTTTCAGCGTATGATACGTGGCCTTCAACCGGGGAACGTTGTACAAGTGGGATTCGTCGGCGATGATGAACGTCTGCTTGCCGCCGTCATGCGTGGAAGAACCGGTGGCACCGGGCTTGATCGAACCACCCTCCGGCAGCAGGATACGGGTTTCACCGACATCAAGACCATAACCGCGCAACTGGCTCAAAGGCCCGTTCTCGCAGTTGTACTTCATTACCTGATAAACGTTATCCGTCTGTTCTTCGGCGGTGGCGATGCACACCACGTTCGGGCCCTGCACGGGACGGCCCATAGGCTCGCCCGGCAGATACTCGTAAGTCTGGCCGAGGAACGTGTAGGTTTCCCCGCCCTTCGCCCAACCGGCGAAACGGCATGGGCCCAAAGCCTCGAACAAACCCAGACGGCCACCCTTGCCGGACTTGTCACAACCCTTGGGGCGACTCAGGAACACATGGTTGAAGCGACGCTGCCCATACTTGTCGAGCGCGTAACAGTCCACGTAGAACCGCGCATACTCAGGACTCTCATACACGGGCATGTCATACGCGGGCTCCGAACCCACGACGCAGAACGACTGTATCCACCACAAGGCAAGCCAGCCAAGCGAACGCTCCCTATCCTCGGCGGTCAGATTAGGGATAACGTCATGCATCAGCCCACCGCCCGACGCTGCCTACGTGCTTCCTCCATGCTGATGACGTTCGAGGAACCCGAATACGAGGACGCCTTCAAATCATTCGCCTGAGGCGCGTCGAACTTCAAATCGTTACGCGCCTTCGGAGTGACGCCGATCATGGCCTCACGCTGGCGAATCTCAGCCGCCAGAATCGCACGCCCCTTACGGGAACGTTTGAAATCATCCTTGAGCAGCGCCGTATCCAACACGAAATCCCAGTCAGGGCCGACGCCCATACGCTGAGCCAACGGGCTACGACGCAAATCCTCATACCAGCGGCGAGTGACCGGCAACCATTCATCGCCCGTATCCGGGCGAACATCAGGCAGTTCCGGCCCAACCGGCTCCTCGGGACTGCTCAGCAAAGGCATCGCGGCTATCTTGGACGCCCTACGCCCGTTTCCTGCCATGATTCACGCTCCGTTTCCGCCCATTCCGGGCTGTCCGACGCACGGGCTTTTCGCCCCTGCACCGGTCGTGAACGAGAATGCGGTTCTCCAAAGTCGCTGAATGCGACTTCTCCAAAGGAACCTTCCACTCAAAAGCCGCGCCGTCAGGCCCGGCACTATCTACATCGACCAGTCCGCCGCACTTCTGGCAACGGCCGGCACACTTCTCAATCACCTGCGAACGGGTGAAAGACTCGACAACCATCCGAGGCCGTTCAGCCGGTTCCACCGTCCGCTCATGCAACACGGTTTCAGGACGCGACGGCAGCTCGGGATGCAGTTGACGTTTACGGAAATACCTCAAACGGCACTTGTCCGAACAGAACAAGCGAGAGGAACGCTCAGGGTCGAACCATTTGAAGCACACCGGACACATGCGGGTGCGCAGTCTCCTCAACGGAGTGCCGGAATAGTAGTTCCGGTTGTAATGCTCCCTGCACAACCCTTTGGCGCACACCGGGTTAAGACACCCGAACACAGCGCAACGCTCTATCGAAAAGCCGGCCTCGAATACCATTCGGCCTCCTCGCGGCTCCTACGCTTTTCCACCCGAGCCTCACCACTCTCACGAGCGGTTTTCTGCTTATGGTGATATGAGCACAACGCCCACAGGTTCGACGGGGAATCATCATCAGGCTCACCGTTCTTCGCGCGAACCTTATGATCGACCTCATTGGCAGGATAGCCGCAAATATGCTTCGCCCCCGTATGCCAGTCGGTCACAATCCACTGGCATCGATGGTGGTCCCGCTCTAATATCCGCTTGCGGGTCCGCTCCCATCCGGGGTTGAACCGTGCATCACGGTTGGAAGATGACCAAGCCACGATGACTCCTTACACGTAGGGGGCGGAGCCGGTGGGAGCGTGGCGAGCGAGCATTCCAACGGGGTTAATCCAAATACAGGGGATGTTGGTCCACGAGCCACCGGCTCCTAGAGGCAATCCCGAGAATCGAACTCGAACCTGCGCTTTACGAGAGCGCCGCTCTTCCAATGAGCTAGAATGCCATGCCTCCCACTAGGGGAGCGCTGTTCAGTTATCGCCGCACGGCATGGCATGAAGCCGCCGCCGACATCCGGCGATGACCCAAGAAGCCGTCACCGCCTGTAATCGCCTCTTCTTGAAGGCGTTGTGGTACCGGAGTGGACTCGAACCACCGACCCTATGACCGTAGCCATACGCTCTAGCCGCTGAGCTACCGGCATCGCATACCCGGTGAGAATCGAACTCACGTCACCGGTTTTGGAGACCGGTACTCTACCATTGAGCTACGGGCATATAGGGATAGTCGAACCCCCACGACAGTCAGGGCCTTGACCAGCCTCACCGACCATCTCGCGGATGATGCAAGATTTGCACTTGCGAACCTTTTACGGTTTACGGCCTAGCAAGCCGCCGCATTCGTCTACTCTGCCAATCATCCACGGCCACGCCCCCGGTCCAAGAAAACAACATCAACGCAAAAACGGAACTCCGAAGAACTCAACCTGTATGAATCCTCGTAAATTGTTTTTTGACGGTTTGGTTTTCAAAAAGGGCGTGGCCTAGTCGTGAGAGAGGGAATCGAACCCACAACGCACCGGGTTTGAGCCGGCGTCCTCTACCAATTGGGATATCTCACGCAGATACAAGAAAACCCCGCGACTGCGGGGCCTCGCCTTGTCAGGAATCTGAGCTTCGCTCCATTCCCCGACAATCCATCTACACGATAGTTTACTCACAACAAGCGTTGCAGCAAGCGTTGCAAGAGTATTTCCTACACCAATGAAACGCTAATTCAAAAAAACAGCCCAGCAGATCATTCACGAGCAGAACCATTGTCCGTGCGGCCCCCACGTCTTACCGGGGTGGGGCTCTCCTACCCCCCATGTGTGCGCGTGCGCGTGTACGCGCGTGTGGGCGTGCGCGTATGCGTGCGTACATGCGTGCGTGTGGGCGTGTGTGCGTGCGTGTGCGTGTGCGCATACGTGTGCGTGCGCGTATCCGCGCGTGTACGCGCGTAGGCGTGTGCGTATGGGCGCGTGCGCATACATGCGTGGTTATGGGACTGTGAGCGGCGGCGGCATGAGGTTGAGTGATGTTGGCTCATGTTTGGTGATTGTTGCATGGTGCAACTGTTGTATGTGCAACTATATGGGTATGGGAGTAGTGGCGTGGGCTCTGTGGTTTGACGGTTTTTGTGGTGGTTATGGTGGTTT